GCTCCTAATGCAAGTAGTAGTATTTTGATGGGCAACACAAGTCCCTCAATTGAACCTTTCAGGGCAAATGCTTATAGGCAGGATACGTTGTCGGGTGCATTTTTGAACAAGAATACACACTTGAATGAGCTTATTGTACAAAAAATAAACAATGGTGAAACAAAACAATACTATGATGAGATTTGGTCATCTATTATTTCCAATGATGGATCTTGTCAACACCTTAATTTTTTGAGTGAGCATGAGAAGAATGTATTTAAGACATCGATGGAAATAGATCAACGTTGGTTGATAGAACACGCATCGAAGCGTCAGGTATACATAGATCAAGCCCAGTCTTTGAACTTATTTTTTAGACCTGATACCAATAAAAAATACTTACATGCCGTGCATTTTCTAGCTTGGAAACAAGGACTAAAGACATTGTACTATTGCAGATCGGAAAAATTAGGTAAAGCTGATAAAGTAGCAAATAAAATTGAAAGACAAATTATAAAAGAGTTGGATATGAGTTCTCTAGTAAATGACGAATCTTGTTTAGCGTGCGAGGGTTAATATGAGTAAATCAAAAATAACAGATGAAAGAAGTTACTTTAAACCATTCAATTACCCATGGGCATATGATGCATGGTTAAAGCACGAGCAAAGTCATTGGCTTCATACTGAAGTACCAATGTCCGAAGATGTAAAAGATTGGTCGTCAAAACTGTCCTTGCCAGAGAAATCGTTCCTGACAAACATATTCAGGTTCTTTACTCAAGGAGATATTGACGTAGCAGGAGGATATGTGAATAACTATCTTCCGTACTTTCCTCAGCCTGAGGTACGGATGATGCTGCTGGGGTTTGCTGCAAGAGAGGCACTGCATGTGGCAGCTTACTCCCATCTAATTGAAACATTGGGGATGCCCGAGTCAACGTACCAAGAATTTCTTGAGTACGAATCGATGCGGGCAAAGCATGATTATTTTACAGACTTGTCAAACACAAATGGTACCCAACAGTCGATTGCAACAAACATTGCTGCTTTTAGTGCATTCACAGAAGGTATGCAGCTATTCTCTTCTTTCATTATGTTGCTGAACTTTCCACGTCATGGAAAAATGAAAGGAATGGGACAGATTGTTACCTGGAGCATCGTTGATGAAACTCAACATGCTGAATCAATGATTATGTTGTTCCGAGCATATATCGAAGAAAATAGAGATATCTGGAACGATGAATTGAAGTCTAGCATTTATACTGTCGCAGAAAAGATGGTAGAGCTGGAAGATAAATTTATTGACCTGTCGTTTGCAATGGGAGATATGGAAAATTTAACAGCCGAAGATGTGAAGAAATATATACGTTATATTGCTGACAGACGTCTAATCAGTCTTGGACTGAAGGGCATATTCAAAGTTAAGAAGAACCCTCTTCTGTGGGTTGAAGAGATGATTAATGCTCCTACTCATACAAACTTTTTTGAAAACAGGGCAACTGATTATGCTAAAGGAGCTTTGAGTGGGTCGTGGAACGAGGTGTGGGGCGCAGCTTCGTGAAAGAAAAATTCATAGATTATTTTTCTAAGATAGCAATCAATACATCCCAACTGTCTTATGCTCGGCGTTTGAAGGTGGGAGCAATAATAGTAAAAAATGATTGTATCGTATCATTCGGATATAATGGTACGCCTTCTGGTTGGGACAATAACTGTGAGGATGAAGTTGGAACACCTGCTCAGCTAGTAACCAAACCAGAAGTGCTCCACGCAGAAATGAATGCGCTAATGAAACTTGCAAAATCAACATTGAGCTCGGAGGACGGTACTATGTTTTGTACCCATGCTCCTTGTCTCGATTGTGCAAAAGGTATATACCAAGCAGGGATCAGTAGTGTGTACTATATAAATGAGTATAGAAGTAACGAAGGTATTAATTTTCTTAAAAAATCAGGAGTAGAAATATGCCAAGTAAAGTAACAAAAGATTTCTCTTGCGATAACTGCGGAATCGAATATATGGTTACGTTTGATGAAGACAATGTAATTGATCAACCCGAATACTGTCCCTTTTGTAAAGCAAAATCATCTGACTTCGATGAAACTGAACTCGAATTAGATGAGTTGGACTTTGATGACGAGTGATTGGATGTACAACGGTACGATCTTCACTTCAGAGAACATACAAGACAACTATGGTTTTGTGTATTTAATTACCGACTTGACAAATAATAAAAAGTACATTGGAAAAAAGTTCTTCTGGAATAAGAAAACGCTTTCACCGTTGAAGGGTAAGAAAAATAAAAGAAATAAAATTGTTGAGTCAGATTGGCAAAATTATTTTGGGTCGAATGAAGAAATAAAACAAATTGTGGAACAGGTGGGTCGTGAAAGATTTCACCGTGAGATACTCGTATTGTGTAAGTCAAAGGGCGAATGCTCGTACATAGAAGCAAAAATTCAATTCGAACAACAAGTCCTTCTTAAAGATGATTTTTACAATTCTTTCATTGGCGTAAAATTACATAGAAATCATGTGAAAACACTTAGAGATGATTATGACAGAAAAAGTTAGAATATTCATTGGCACATCAGCCAATGGTGAAGATGCAGATGCAGAAATGACATACGAGTACTCTCTTCGTAAAAACACCGATAGAGAGTTAGATATTGTATGGATGAGGCAGACGCGAGACGAAAAAAGCGTTTGGGGTGGATGGAATACAGAACGCTGGTCAACACCATTTTCTGGTTTCAGATGGGCTATTCCTGAGGTATGTGGATTTGAGGGACGGGCGATATACACCGATGTTGACATGATCAACTTTAAGGATATATCTTTGTTACTTGATACTGATCTGAACGGCAAACCTGTTGCAGCGCGTCGTGGATCACGATTCGGTGGTCATGAGTTTTGTGTAATGGTTTTCGACTGCCAGGCGTTTGAAGAACATTCCATGCCTGTCAAAAGAATGAAAGAAATCGCAGAATCCCACTTACGAATGATTAATAAATTTTCAGGCAATGATCAACTTGTAACTGATCTCGATCCTCGGTGGAATTGTTTGGATGGAGAGGATTATGCTGTTGACAAAATGTGGCAACTGCACTATACTAAAATGGAGAGTCAGCCATGGAAACCTAGTTGGTTTACAGGTGTCACCTGCGACCATAAGCGATCTGATCTAGTGGAGCTGTGGTATTTGACCAGACAGAAAGCATTAGATGCTGGTTACAATGTCGATAATTATATACCAAAAGAAAAATTTGGCAAATATAACATAATTGGAAAATAGATGAAAGCTAATATTGGTATTTTCTTAAACAGTGCTAATGATACAAGATTTGATAAAGTACTTCACAGTATGAGCTGGGGTATTGCAGAGAATAATGGTACATCTTTCACTACCACCAACGATGATGACATAAAAAACTGTGACGTGGCAGTGATATTTGGTTCTTGGAAAGATAGAAATGTTCCCTGGCATAATTGCAAGCGTAAAATAGTTGAAAGTGGTAAGCCTTTTGTCTGTATCGAAACACCTCTCATAGGCAGAGGACCAGTGACGGACATTCTGAACGATGAGTGGTTTAGAATAGGTGTGAATGGTTTTCTAGCTGATACAGGACGTTTCTACAGGGAAAATTACGCCTACCCATCTGACAGGTGGAACAAGATATCAAAAGAACTCAATGTGGATCTGTTACCTTGGAAGAACAATGGCGACTATGTTATTGTGGCATTGCAATTACCTGGTGATGCCTCGCTGCGAGGTATCGATATTTCTAAATGGGCAGTAGGAGCAACAACAGAGCTCAGACAATATACCGATAGACCAATTATTGTTCGAACACCTCAGTTGGATAGAGAATTTGATAGAGAAAGTATCTTACGCATTAAAAGCATGAAAGGCGTTTCCCTTCAACAAGGAACAAGAGATAATTTGTTTAAGACATTGGACAATGCTTATGCTACTGTTGCCTACAGCTCAGGTTTAGGTATTGATTCAGTAATCAGAGGTACCCCTACTATTGCCGTTGATCCAGGAAACTTCGCTTACTGGTTAGGCAACAACAAACTTTCCCAGATAGAAAATATCACAAGATCTATTGACAGAGAACAGTGGTTGTATAACCTATCCTATGCCCAGTGGTCTCTCGAAGAAATTAAAAACGGCGATGCTTGGGCCCACATTAGTAAATTTTTGTAATGGAGTAACATATGAGCACCCTACCAGCACACCTTGGCGGTCATCTTAATAAAACCTGGATAGACTCTGGTTCCCTTCAATACATGTATGATAATTACAACATACGTACAATGATTGATGTAGGGTGCGGGCCAGGCGGCCAAGTTCAAGAGGCACGGAAAATAGGAATTCAATCGATTGGCTTTGATGGAGACTATACTGTCAATCCTGATGTGGTAGTGGATTTCTCCAAAGGCGGCTATGAGACCGATCAGTTTTGGGATATGGCATGGAGTGTTGAATTTCTTGAACACGTAGAAGAAAAATATCTTCCGAATTGTTTTACTTTGTTTACAAAATGTAAATATGTTATATGCACTGCAAACACCAATCCAGGTCCACTGCACGTAAATTGTAGAAATACAGACTACTGGATAAGTAAATTTGCAGAATATGGTTTTGATTATTCTCAAGAAATGTTGCATCAAATTCTAAAACATTCAACAATGGATAAAAAAAGAACCACCACGGATCAACTTAGCTGGTTGGAAAGAACGGGGATGGTATATGTTAACACCAAAATTTAATGTTATAACTTCAATGAGTGCCGAATACTTTAACAAAAGTGGTAAAACTATGCTTGATAGTTTTATTAAAAATTGGCCTGAAAATATATCGATTACAATATACACTGAAGAGATGGATGGATTGATACTACCATATCATCCCAAGTACAGTATACAAAGATTGCATTTTGTCGAGCCAGAACTGACCTCGTTTCTTGAACGGCACAAGGATAGACCAGACCAGCAAAATCCCAAAGAACTGCACCAGGGAGCTGTTAGATTTTCTTATAAGACATTTAGTATAATTAACGCTTGTCTTAATAGCGGTGCTGATTATATAATATGGCTTGATGCTGACACATTTACACATTCAAAGGTGACAATGGAATTTCTCCTCAGTCTTGTTGATCCTGAAAAGTATCTTACTTATCTGGGCAGAGAAAATAATTATTCTGAGTGTGGTTTTGTTATATACAATGTGAAGCATCCAGCCAATAGAATGTTTATGGAGAGTTGGAAACTGCTATACACAAGTGATAATTTGTTTAAGTTGGCTCAGTGGCACGATAGCTATGTGTTTGATTTTTTAAGAATACATTACGAGAACAACCACGTAATATCTAACACAAACTTGTCGCCATGGGGAAAGGATTACGATCATGTCTTTATAAACAGTGTTCTTGGAGAATATATAGACCATATGAAAGGCGATCGGAAAGACGAGGGTAAAAGTAACAATAGCGATTTATTTTCTTACAAACAAGCTGAATATTGGAGTAACAAATGAACGAGTATTATCATCCTGCTACAGGAAAAACTATTAGCATTGAAACACCTCGCCTCTCAGGTGGGGTAATCACTGTGACGGAAACAAATAACGAATCGGTTCAAACATTAACATTGAAAGAATCGGAGATCAACAATTTCGTTAACAAATTAACATCGAGTGGATGGCTATTACGCCAGTTGTTATAATATGATTCTGGAATGCTCTGGGTTTGGCAAAAGACAAACAAAAATATTGAACGAGGCTGTTCCTTTCTTCGTTCAAAAGTTAATAGGTTATAGGACACAAAGCGTTCTGGAATTATCTTTTGTCCGTACTGACATGGAAGAATGTGGCATGTGCGAGTACGAATATAGTAATCTTAGTCCCAGATCGTTTATTATAGAGATAGGTAAAAAAGTTAAAGGGGACGAATTTATTAAAACTATTGCCCACGAATTGGTTCATGTAAAGCAATATGTGAAAGGAGAGTTGAAAGAAAGATACACTCCTCGCAGCCATCTTCTTTGGCACAACAAGGTAGTAGAAGTAACAGAGGACAGCTATTACAGTGCACCATGGGAAATTGAAGCACGTGAATTAGAACAAAAATTATTTCTTTTATTTGTGAATAGGATCAATTGAAAATGACAGTACTTAGTATTACAGACGCACAAGCAGTAAACGATAATGCTGGATTCTCGCTGAGTTCAAGTAGCAACGGTGTTCAGGTTGATGAGGTCTCGAGGAATGCAATGGGCGGTACCGAGCTAATGAAGTACGGTCTGTACGATCGTTTGCCTGCTGACATAAGGGACAAGGTACAGATTATATGTTCGCGGGTTAGAGATATCGATCCCGATAGACCATCAATACTGTGGTTACATGATTTGTTTGATGATCCCGAGTCAATGCACTTGCGAGATCCTGAGCTTAGAAAAAGATTTGACAAATTAGTATTCGTTTCCAACTGGCAATTTAGTACATACAATTTGTCTATGCGCGTTCCATATTCTGAATCTATCGTTCTACGAAATGCGATCGATCCAATTCCAAACCATGTAAAGCCACGCAATGGTACAATTAATCTTATATACCACACAACACCTCACCGAGGTCTGGAAATACTTGTACCAGCATTTGAAGCGTTGCAAGAGCATTATAAGAACATTCATCTGGACGTGTATTCCTCTTTTGAAGCATATGGCTGGCCGCAGCGTGATGAACCTTACAAAGATTTGTTTGAACGGATCAAAGCTAACCCACAAATGACATATCATGGATATAAACCAAACAGTGAGATACGCGAAGCACTCAAGAAGGCTCATATCTTTGCATATCCTTCAATATGGCAGGAAACATCGTGTATAGCAG